TTCATGTGTTAGGATTTAAAATTATGCTTTTGTTGTCTTCACGATTGCACCTGTCACCTCAAAGGATGCAGAGTAGCTTGTATTTTCTTCCACTGCGGCATTAAGGTCTAATGATGTACAGATAGCAGACATCGTAAACACGTTGTCACCTTGTACGTCAGTAGTAAACTTAATAGTAAGCGCAGTACCACTAATTAAATCGGTAAAAAGATCATCAAACAAGTAGTTTGTAGATGAGTCACCAGGACCGGCATACAATGCCTCAGTTGATAGTGTGCCAGATAACTGACCCTTCTTTACTTCTCTCCATCCTCCAGCTGCTGAATCCTTGGTTAAGATTTCACGCATTGCAGCCGAGATGTTCATTTGGCAGGATGTCGCGTAACCGATTGCAGTTGAATCTTTATACAAGCGCATCAACGTACCGTTAATTATTCCAGTTGTTGCCATAATATTATTTTTTAGCTTTTGACAAATCTATATTAACATCAATTTTTTCCAATTCATTCTCATCTTGGAAATATTCCATAGGCATTGGCACAGGAATATAAATAGGTTGAGGTGCCTCTTGCACTTGTTTCTCTGGCATCTGCTCTACGACAAAGTCATCATCAAGATGCTCCGCAATGCCATCGGCAACAAGTTGAGCTCCAAATTCGGAAAGGAAAACTCCTGTTGCTCCGACTGGCTTTCCGTTCCAAGTTTTTATTAATCTTAGTTTCATAGTTATCGTTTCATTCTTGCCATAAAATCAACTGACATCCAATATACATTTAGCGTAGGATTGTAAACCTGTGAATCGCTTGACATATATTTTATCGTTTGTACACTTATACCGTTCACTGTTCCCGTAAACCTATCAAGGCTATTTCTTATGTTGTTTGCAAGCTCTTGTGTGCTATCGTAACTTTGCGTATAGCAGTCAACTTGAAATTGCACTTCCTCCAAGTTACTTTGTCCATCCTTAAAATCAACGGGAGTAGAATTAACTATGGTGTAAACACAAAAAGGATATTGCACGTCTTGCGGAGTTAAGTCTGGATAAATCTTTTGCCCTACAATAGCTATGACTGTTGGCTCTGCGCTTAACCTTCCGTATATTACCTTTCCTATCATTCCCAAAACTTTTTAGGATACATCATAACTAATTCTTTTGCCTCTGCTACCATCTTTGGATAAACAACAGATGCAGACATAGTTTTTGCTTTTAAGACTATCTTTTGCCTCCATGCTTTGGCAGAGCCATAAACCATGTGAGCGTAAAAGCCATCGTATTTTTGTTCACTATTTAAAGTAGAACCTACTGGCTGAGGAATGTAATGAGGCCCTATTGCTCCATTGTTCCACTTGTATTTTTTTAGTAATTGGCTTAATCCTTTTACAGACCTTTGGAGATTGCCAGGTTTAACTATATACCTATACTTACCATTACCTTCAGACTTACCTACACCTTTAGCAAACGTACTTATCTTGTGTTCTTTTTTAGACACAGGAATAAGCGACTTATATATATTTATCGCAGCAGGCATAGCGGCATTGATAACATCCATTCTTTTATCAACTGTTATATTTGATAAGATGTCATCTAATTCAAGAACGCATTCTGCCAAGCCATTAGCAAACAAGCCTCTTCTTTTAGCACCTGTTCCGCTTGCTCTTCTTAACCTTGATATTTGGCTCTGCGTAATGTAAGTCATTGTAAAATATTAATTAGGAGAACACCTAAGCATTCTCCTAATGTTTAGGCAACTGTTAAAGTTAATGCAGATACATTAAATTTCACTTCATCACCGATTGCAATTGCCTTACCAGCTGTTGGAGTCAAGGCACCATAAAATAGTAAATCACCGCCAGTTGCAGATGAAAACACCGCTACAAAAGTGGCAGTAGCCGCAGACGTTGCACTTGATGTAAGTGTAAACGCAGAAGCATTTGTAATAGTACCATTACCTCCAGTTCCTCTTGTCCATGACCCAGTGCCAGATGCAACTTGGTATCTTGAATACAAAGCACCAGTTGAACCACCTCCTTCTCCTGGATCTTGTGAATACAACTGTACAAAAGTAGCAGTAGGAGCAGCTGCAAAAGTTGTTCCTGCAATCCATCCTGTTATTTGGTCTTCCAAATAATTTGAAAAAGCCGCCATAGTTTATTAGTTTAAATTATTTAAAATTAGTTCTCTCTTTTTGTTTGTCTTATCCACTCTAAGCACATCATTCAAATACTCCCTCCCCTCCTTCACTATTGCCTCTCTGTCAAAGTCCTTGTTTTTCACTGCCTCCATGACATCGCCAAAGTTGTTATACTTTATCACACCTGGTATATTGTACTCTGGTATTCCCTTTGGTGCAATCGTTACACCGCCAGCGACTAACATTTCAATGGCAAATATATTGCTCTTTGCAAAGTTAAAATCGTTTTTGAGTAACGGAAATATACCGTAATGGCATTGGCTATTGTTTAATGTTTCAAAGTAGCCAAATAATGAGCTATTCCATTCCTTTGTTTTTACCTTCGGAAACAAGTGAGCCATGATAAAATCCTGTATGCCAAGCATAGCAACATCGCAGCTCTCATCTTCCGCTAACTCATTTATATAACTTGCTATGCTGCCTATGTCATCCAGGTGATGCATTGAACCGCGCCAAATAAATCTTATCTTATCTTCTATCTTAGGTACTGGCATAAATGGCTGTATGATTGGATTCCATCCATTATTTATAACTGTGCTTGCAATGCCTTCGTGATAGGGCATATAATACTTTTGCAATGCATCGGTAGAATAAATTATATGGTCAGCAAAGTTAAAGCAATCCTCCACCGTTTTTCGCATTGCCTCATGGCTTAGTCCAACGTGTGCAGGATTAGTCCTTGTTGTTTCGTGTAGATTATCGTCATGGTCAATGATAATCTTCTTGCCCATCCTTTTACATTCTCTTAGCATTTCAAAGTAAGCCATGCCATTAGGAGATTTAGCCACTACAACATCAACATCCATTAAATCATACCACTTTGCACTTTCAATGGCAAGGTATCTAATATCATGCTCCATGTAGGCATAGCAGCCAACCGTGCGGTAAAAGTCGGTAGCAGGAGAGTTGATGTTTGTAAAAATGGCTATTTTCATTGTGTTAGGTTTATTTCTTCCCAGTTGCCTATTTCCTCATTCCATTGGTACATTTTGCCATCGTTTGGATAAGGTATTGGTGATTGCCATAGGCAACTAATTTCGTTTAATATCCATGAAGGAAAAGGTTTAGGTGGGATAAAAGCATCCCTAATACTATCATAATAGTAGCCAATTCCAGCATAGTTTTTTCTAAAATTGCTGTTATAAGATGTTTGTTTCCACAAATTATAACCGTGTAAATTATTTAAAAAATCAATACCAGCTTTTTCACTTTCTATGCCATTTATAGTAATAACCTCATTCACAACAACGTGAACGCCAATTACATAATTATTTTCATCAAGTTTTGCAAAATGAGCCATATTAATAAGTTATAGAACCATCACCATTAAATTGATAAATATGAAAACTTCCAGATGTTGTATATGTTGGTGAACCTGTTGTTGATGCTGCTTGAACTGTTGCACGAATAATTATAACACCAGAACCACCAGATGCACCAGCTTCATTTCCTGAACCTTGAGCTGTACCACCACCGCCTCCACCGCCAGTATTAATAGTTCCTGCTACCGAAGCAGTTGTCGAACTTGCGCCAGCACCGCCACCACCTGTACCACCACTACCTTGAGTACTGTTAGCGCCATCACCTCCACCGCCACCACCAGCCCTATACACATTTCCAAGTCCTAATATATTTGATTGTAAACCAATACCACCATTTTGCGTACCACCGTTACTTCCAGCAACTCCTACCGCGCCAGCACCTCCACCGCCACCGTGGGCATCCCAAGTTGCACTATCAGTTGAACCTTGACCACCTGCATAACCTTGTGTTGGAGAAGAAGCAGAACCTCCTGCATTAGTTCCACCAAAGCCATTACCTCCACCACCTGAACCACCAGATGCGCCAGTTCTAAAGCCTGAACCACCTGAACCACCGCCTCCACCGCCAGTTGCAACTACTAAAGTGCTAATAGAAGAATTATTACCATTTGTTCCTCTCGATGTTTCAGACGTAGAACCAGCGCCTCCAGTACCAACAGTTACAGTGTAAGATGTAGCTTTAGTAAGTAAAAGTTTAGATTCTGCTGAACCGCCACCTCCAGTTGTTTCACCAGTAACAGAATTTCTATAACCACCTGCTCCACCGCCGCCGCCTCTTCGACCTCCTCCGCTACCGCCTGCAACCACAAGATATTCAACTTCTACAGTAGTCGCAGCCGAAGTAACATCAGCTGTTACCGTTGCCGCTCCCGTTACACTTGCCGCCAAGGTTGCCGTTCTTAAAAGACTTGCATCTGTGACAGAGCCCGAAGCCATTAGTGATGATACAAAAGTAACACCAATGCCTGCCTCAACGCTTGTCTGTGCTGTTGCAGTCATTTCTGCAAAGATAATCCTTGTTATCTGTGCCTCAACTGTTGTTTCAGCCGTAGCATTTAACTCGGCATTTACTGTATAGGATAAAGTAGCATCAGCCGTAGTGTTAGCCGTAGCATTTGCAGCTGCGTTAACTGGTATGGTTAACTGTGCTGTACTTTGTGTGTTAGCTGTAGCCGTTGCACTTGCCTCAATTACTTTGGTAAGTGTAGCGTTTAATTCTGTCGTTGCGCTTGTGCTTGAACTACTTTCTAATGTAACTGTACGTTTAATTTCAGCCGCAACTGTGCCTAAAGCATTTAATGAGGCATCGACACTAACAGAGCCTTGCGTTACTACATCAACATCAGCCGATGTCGTAGCACTTGCATTTAATGTACTTAATAATGTTTTGCTCACTAAAGCATCGCTTACTAAAGTAGCATTTGCATTTAGTGTACTATCTATATTTATAACTTTTGTCACTGCAGCAGCTAAAGTGCCGTTTGCGCTAACATCGCTATTAATTGGTATCACTTTTGTAGCATTGGCAGAAAGATTGCCAGATGCAGAGAGAGAAGCCTCCACCAAGACTTGACCTTGTTGGCTAACTGTTAATTCAGCGTTCGTCGTTGCTATGGCATTCATTGCAGCAAGGACATTGTGTATCACTTTAATATTAGATGATACACTGCCATTAGCTGAAAGGATGGCAGCAACGGAAACACCGGTAAGTATGTATGAGTCGTAGAACTCGCCTTGAAAACTTATAAATCTTCTATCGTGACTTACCTTTATATTTCTTACTTGATATAACTTCTCATTCCAAATAATACGACTTTCTTCATCAATGCCTGTCGTATATCTTATAGTAAAGTCGCTAATATTTTTAGCAGTATTCTTACCATCTATTACCGTTTCATTGGATGGAGGTAACTTGCTTTCGGCATTCGCCCAAACGGTAGTTAAATCTGCCCATGACTCGGAAGCATAGCCTGTGTCTGATTTTGAACGTGTGACATTTTGGATAGTTATCCTGTCACGCATTCGACCAATAATTTCATTTTTGTTATACTTCATTAGAAATATTGAACGCGATATTGGTCAAGTAAATATTGAGATGCAGTAGGTAATTTCCTAACGTAATCTTGTCTATTCTCGTAGGTATCAGCTACCATTAAAAGAATAGCTTGTCTTATTTGAAATGGCACACCACTACTTTCTGTGTCGTATCCAGCCGTGTAAGTAATCGTTACATCATTTATATTTCCGTAAAGTGTAGGCCATGTTTTCCCGTAAGCAAGAGAGAGCCGTGCTGGTTTACTAAATGTGTCAACGACATATTCTGTCGCTGCAAAGGTTTGCGTAGTATTCTGGCTGTCTGCGTACTGGAAATTAGTAACAGCAATAACTGGAGATACACTAAGGTAAAGAGTTGGATTAGATAACCTATCAAACTTCTCCGTTATTGTTTGTGTGATTAATGCTTGGTTTAAATAACTCTCTGCCACCATCCTTGCACCTTTTATAAGAGTATTTAACATTGAATCTTCGTTTGAATCATCAATCTTTAAATAGCTTTTTACCTCGGCAAGTGTCCAAGGTTCATTAACAGGTGCAGTAGTTACTTTCCAAGCCATTTGATTATATTTTAAAATGGAGGACTATATTTCAAGTCCTCCAGATTAGATCCCTAATGAAATTACAGATTCTTTAGGTGCTTAATTGCAGCCGTATTAAGCAATTTGCCATCATACCTTGCATACATTAAGAAACCTATTTCCATCTCATCCATGAAACGCTCACGCAATGGCACAAGGACATTGTTTGCAACAGCACGGATTATATACTTACTCCAATCTCCAAAGAAAATAATCTTCGCATCAGCAGCCTGTGCAGATGGTAAATCATTGTTCACAAAGAAATTGTAACCAAGCAATCTGTCTGGTGTACCTTCTCTAAGTGATGGTTGGAATAATGGATTATTTGCAGTATCAAAGTTTAACTTCCTAACCGCGCTCAAAATCTGGTCATGCATCATAAATGCAGCAGATGGTGAGTTACGGTAAGCAATGTCAACTGAATGAACAAGGTCAACCAAGTTAGCAGCAGTAAACGCGCCAGTAGTTGCAGATTCTACACCAGAAGGTGCAACATCTCTAAATCCTGTTGGTTTACCAGAACCATCACCGGTAGTAAATGCAGTGTTTAACGCTCTACCTAAACGCTCCCCTAACATAATTGGTAATTCACTATTCAATAGACCAAACTCGTCATTTGCCCATTCAACAGATACCTTTACCAATGTGTTACAAACGTGAGCTGCAAAAGTTTCACGAGTAAATGTCATATCTTGAACAGTTACCGCTCCACCTTCTGTATGCCAGTTAGCACTTGTTCCTGTATCGTTTACCTTTGGCCAGTACAATGTACCTGCTTGTGGAGTAGTTATAATACGGCTAACTTGTAACATTGGGCCATAGTAAGCCATTGTTCTTTCCAATTCATTAGAGAACTGGTAAGGAATAACATAACCACCTGCCAAGCCAGTCTCCGCAGTTGTAATTGTTGCAGTACCACGCATTTCACGAAGTAATCCGCGCTCTGTGTTGTTCAACTCTCTCTTTGCAATAGCCTTCATAAATGCAGAGTGATACTCTGGAGATTTTACAATCTCTCTTTTATCAGTTGGCAATGCGGCAAGTGTGTCTTCAATAACACTAACTCCTCTTGACTCAGAGTTGATTTCATTCCATCTTTCTAAACGTGAAATTTGGTCTGTATAACTTTTAAAAGAACCATCTGCTTTATCCCATTGTGCGGATTCGTCAGCAGACATTAATCTACCTTCGGCTGCGGCTCTTTTTTGTAGGTCTTCCATTATTGCGTAATCGGAAGCCCGCTTTTCTCTTAATTCCTTTGCAGTCATTATTTTGTTTTTAAATTTAATAAGTGCAGGGCATTCCTGCGTAATTCGTTCTGTATATTAATTTCAGATTTTACTGATATGTCAATAACGCTTTGTAAATCTTCATCTACCTTTCCTGCTATCTGTTCATAGCTGCGCTTGGCAACCATTGTGTCTGGATTAGCCGGATAAGTTACCGGAGAAACATCATACACTTTTTTAATTCCACGAATAATTCTTTTAGGTTTCATTCCTTCCCTTTCTTGCCAGTCTTCTGCCTCAACACTAAAAGCAAATGATGATTGATAAACATCACCACGTTTAACCATCTCTAAAAGATCATTACCTAAAGTAGTGTTTGGTGCCTCAAATTCATATTCCATCGCATTACCAGTAACCTTTAATTTTAAGGTACCGGATTTAGTCCTTGCCAAAACCATATTAGCATCATGATTAAACAATGCCACTACATCGCTCATGTCGGAGTTAGTAAATACATCTTGACTCATCTCTTCATCATACCAACCCATATCGTAGGCAGAGTTAAACACGGTAGCAGTGCCTACGATGGTGCGAGATTCTGGCATAGCGCGAAACTCGTAATTTATACTTCTCTTTTCCATTGTTTCTTCTTTTGACCTTTCGTCCATTATTTTATTAGCCGTTCTTTCTGCCCATGGTAGCATAGTTGAACCACCCCAAGCGTCAAACATTATTGAACCGCATATTTCATTATCGTTATCATCAAAATATTTGCCTTGGTCGTATACCTTGGCTCTACTTAAAAAACTATATGTCCTTATCACTTCATCGTCACTTAATGACTCTCTTCCACTTAACTGCCTTGCCCTTGTCCAGCCTACACTTGTACCGCACTGGCTGCCATTATCTTCTTTATGCTGCAATGCTTTCTTTGCGGCATTTGTTGCTGACTGTGGGTAATTACTGTACGGCATCGGTTGTAGGTTCTATTTTTATATTAGAAGCTAAAGGCAATTCATAACTATCTCCACCTGGATAAGGATTCATATTTTCCTTAATCCTTATTTCATTAGGTGACATTGCTAAGATATTTCTCATAGTAGTATAGTAGGAAGATCTCGCAACCACATCTCCACGGAGTAATC